CTGTCCTTTTCTTAACCCGTTTGCCAACGCCCTCACTCCCTCCCTTATTATGCGGTCTATTTGACCAATACTCTCGACATCCACCACCGTTGTAGTCCTTTGGGTTTGCCTTGTTAGTCCTGCTCATCACTCTCTCCAGTTTCTTCATAAGTCATAGTAAAAATATCGGGTTTGCAAGGATAAAATTCCCCTTGAACGCCCTTAATAATGTAATCGCCCTCAGTAGCAACGTGACAGACTCTAGCGTCAAAGCCATCCTCTAAGGTAAGCACCTCAAGTTCACCTTTTACTTCAAAAGGCGAACAACTTTCCGCTCCGCAAAATTTGCCTAGCCAAGTTTTTAATAAATCACTGGCAGGATAAGTATATTGAACTGCCTCGACTGTTACTGGTTTTTTCTGGTATTTAATTATCATCACTCTTCTCCTCTTGCTAGGGGTTTAGGCATGGTCTTTCCATCTTCGGCACAAGACTCAGCGGTTACCGCGATAAGGTCTTTAATCTCCAGATAGGCATCTTCGTATGTCTTAGCATAAGCAAGAAGATCGGGTAACTCTCTTACTCTGGCTACAAAGCGGTCTCCATCTCCAAAATCACCTTCCGTAATTATAATTTCATAACTAAGTACATCATCCATCACTCTTCTCCAGTTTCTTCTCTAAGTTTGCCATCGCTCTCCAAGCCACCTGCTCCCAATCACTATCTAGTATGTGCCTCATCATAGCATCTAACTCGTCACCTGACTTGCTTCTATCCCAGTGCAATGTCTCTGCTGTCTGCCCATGTTGAATACCGCCAATCAGGCTTAGCTTAGCTACAGCTGCTATGGCTCTAGGGAAGTAGTTAATGAAGCCAGTGTAGATAGGTATGGCCTTACGTTCTTTAGCATCAGTAGGTAGGCCGCTAGCTGTGTGCGTAGGAGCTAGACAATAGCTGGTTAGCTCCTCTTTAGCGGTGGGAGTACTGCCTATGTTGACCTCACCTTCAGGGGTTGTAGTGAAGCCATAGTGTTGCTCAATAGGTCTCTTAGTGCTTTGTTGCATTTGTTTGCTCCTCTAATGATTGCATTGTGTCCAGCACGTAGGCTGCCAGTTGAAAGGCTTTACTGCTTTCGTCTGAGATATCCAAACCTTCTGACTCAAAGCTTACTGCCACCGAATCGTCTTCCGGTGTATCACTTAATCTTATAATGTAACTAGACATTTTTGATGTCCTCCAATTGTTTGTTTTCTAAATTCCTGAATAGTTTCCTGAATGCATAACTTCTTATCCAGCTTGCTACAAAGAATATTACTGTTGATAGTAGGGCAAACTCTGGGCTAACCCCGAATAGGTAGTATGTTAGTACACAGGTTATGATAGCCCCTGCTACCATATTTATTGTTACTTCAAGTAGATCCTTATTAAACATTACTCAGCTACCGTGTAGACGTTACCCCATGTTATCGTTAAGAATGGTAATTGGATTACTGTGCCTTTAAAAGGGTAGGCCATAAGCTCTTCACTGTCTTCTTCGTAGCCCCAAACTGGCCTGCTATCACAGAACTCAATATCAATACCAGTTCCATTCCTATACTCACATGTTAACATCTTACCAAATAATTTCGTACTCATCTTGCATTGCCTCTAGTTGCGTTTAAGTCCCTGCAGATTTCATTTGTCGGTTAAGGAATCTGGGGACGGAATTGATTTGTCGGTTAAGCAATTAAAAAAGGAGCCTAATGGCCCCTCTTACTTAACTATTTAGTCTATTCATTTCATCGGCTAACTCTTCATCAGTTAGATCCGTATAATCAAAGTTTGTATTAATATTCTCTGATCGTTGTAGCTTTGGTTGCTCATACTCAGCCAGAATAGAAGCTAGTCTTGCGGCTTCTGTCATGTCATCTGATGCAATAGCTTTAACCATAGCCATCTTCATTACTGTTAGGCCTTTAGGTATAGAATCCATAAGGTCCGCTGAAAGTGTATTGGTTAACATCAAAACATCTTTCATCTGTTCTTTAATTCGGTTGTTGTTCTCTCTTACTTCGGCAGCTCTCTTATTCATCATTGCCATGTGCTCTGGCCCATGTCGGGGCTTCAGGTTAGCAAGGGAATTTGGGTGTACTTTTCTCTTCCCGTCAGCGACATCGCTTTGGGTGTATACTTTCTCAGTTGTCATCATAGCCTCCAGTTCTAGGGTTCTCTCTATAAGGTGGTTTAATGCCTAGAAAAGAAGGTAAGCGCCCTAAAGCCCCTTTTAACGCCTTTTAGCAGAACCCTACCTAACCCTTGGAGAGTTAGATAGAGTCCGTTAGAATGCAATTTAAGGGTCTTTAGCGACGCTTTCCCAATAGATCTGCAACTGCGTAGCCGCAAATCAGTCCTATTATAATAAGAATAGTATTTCTCGATATTCTTATTCCCATCTTGGGTTTTTAGTTTACGTTAAATGCTCTTGTAGACTAAAGGTTTTTTTTAGAACTGTGAGTCGTCTGCTTCTGAATCATCGATATCGAAGTCAACCGAACCTGTGTACTCAATCAAATTTGTAATCTGAATTGCAGTCATGATTGTGGAGATGCCTTGACGGCCAGCTACATCGTACTCTCTTTGATACACTTTGACGTTACCGACTGATCCGTTACCAATCTTGATCTTAGGATCGATCTTCTGCTTCTTACCATCTACTAGTTGCACTGGGTCGTTAGCTTCACCGTCTTTACGGATAGCTTTACGCTTCAGGTTAATTGATACACGACTTGGGTCGTCTTTTAATGGCTTTACAGTGCCGTAGGCTTCTAGTTCAGCCGCACGATCAGCGGAGACAACGATCTGCGCTTCCCATTGTAGAGTACCAAATGGTTCTGTAGGGTTTTCGGGGTCTACTTTTACATAGTTTAAGACCACATCGCGGATTATTGAAGTTCCAAGGATTTGTGTCATAGTTATTGCCTTATATTATTAATTGGTTTTTACTGATTGTGACGCATAGCCCAGTCACCTGAGCTGATTACGTTTTGCTCTTTAAATCGATCATCTCTTAGGGTGTACACAAGTGCATCCCCTAAGTCTGTTTCGATTGTCTCTCTTTCGTAGAAGTTAGATTCGCCAACCCCACGGTAACCCTCAAGCCTGTCTAAGCGCCCGAGGGTATACCCACTAACTTCATAGACTTCTACCGTAATACTGGTAGAGCCCTCTCGGATTCCGGGAAACCCACCTAACGAGAACATCTCGAATTTAGGTAAGGTTGTTGTGGATCCTAGGAAGTTAGACTCAGATAGTAAGATATTATTACCATTACCTTTACGTAATGTGCCGTAAACTGCTACCTTATGCATTATCATCACCTCGTGCTCCGTATACTGAGTAGTTAGCACCATAAACTGACTCAAGGGGTACATTACGCATTAGAAGGAACTCATCTTGATTGTCGTGAAGGGTGTACTTTAGAGTACATTTATCTGTCAGATCATCAATCTCGGTTACCCAGATATGATTTACATTCTGAGTTCTCAGTTGCTCACGATAATATAATATATGGGGATCATCACCACCCCTCTGAATGTACCTATCTATAAGGCGTGTTAACCCAGTTGAGAGTTCTACTGCATCTCCATCTTCTAAGTCCTCTTCGAATGACCGGGTTGGCATGTCATGTAGGCTTCGGTAGAGTTCATTCATGTATCGATCCATAGGTTGGCTATTACCCAGCGATGTAGTTACATAAAACGAAGGTTCTAAATGATGATCAGATACTGATCCATCAGACTGAGCTGTATCGCTCCCTAACCCATCTTTCCAAGACACCTGTTTGCCAACTCCAGTAGTCATAACTTTAAGAGCGTGAGTGTAACGCTCGATACTAAGTGGGCTAGTAAGTCCACATGCAGTGTTCACTTCAATTACTGTAGCTGTTTTACGCCTCTCATTCCAAATCACATCAACAGCACCGAAGTCTAGTCCAAGTGCGTTTACCGCATTGACTGCTTCTGCTATTACTGATTTGTGAGGGTTTAGGTCTTGAGTTACAAAGATGAACCCGTTACTATGGTTACGTATTTGGTAGTTTACGATACTTTCCGATGAGAATTCTTTTGCTTTTCTCTGTACAAAGGTAGCCATACCTTGGACTACGTGTACACGGTATTCATCTCGTTTCTTTACATACTTGGTATATAAAGGGGCTTTGGGTACAGCACGAGAGGCTATCACATCATCATCGTATTTTACTAACTCGAGACCATCACCACTATGCCCTTGCAGGACGTGCCGACATACAACGTCATGTCCATCTGAGTACCAGCGTCTTGCTTCTGTCACTGAGGTGGTCCAGTCAGGTATGCGTACAGGTAGGGAGGTCTCTTCGTTTGCGGCAGATATTGCCTTAAAGAAATCTAGCTTATTTGATGCTGTTCGTACGTTAGCAGGCTTGTTGAAAACCTTAACGGATGGTAGGTGGGATAGGTCAGTTGTTGAATTACCCCAGTTGACTATAGTGGTGGTAGCTGAGTCTCGTACTAAAGACTCTTCGATTTTCATTCTGTGGCACCCTAGGGACCCTGCGATTGTTTTTGCGGATCTGCTAGCTGTCTTGTACGGTAGTACTAATAATTTACTCATTTGAATCATCCTTTGGTTGATAAGCTATCTTCCATCTTGGCCATTATAGCTGATACTTGGTTGCCTTTGCCTTGATTGTTTACATCGTCTTCTATTATCTCTACTAGCTCTGGCCTTAGTAGAACAACTGTGTCTACACCATTCTCTTTTGCAATCGACTGCACACGACCTTTATAGTATCCTGCAAGTGAGTCGTTTGGTTGAGAAAAGGCCTTAACATAGAGAGGTGCGTCTTGCGTTGCTCTTCCAACCAAAATACCTAATAGATTGCTAGGCAAGAGGTCAGGTAATCCTTGAGAGTAAAACTCCAAGGTGTCACCTACCTTCAGCTTATGGTTTGCTAGTAGCTTTATTTGGTTTTGGTAGTAGTTACTTATGTTTGAATCTGAATGTGAAGGGTAGTTCCCCTGAGGTCTAGTTGAGTTATACCCGTAGTTTACCCTAGGCTTTGGCTTTGGCGCTAGCTTCACTGTCGTGTACGTTTCTACGATATCGCTAAAGCTGAGGTCTAGTGTAAGCAACTTACCAACAGGTAACTCTTTAATATCGTAAGTTATACTGTTCCTTGTTAAGACCATTTCAAGCATGTAGCGTTCAGACGCATAGTAGTATGTGTCCGTGGTTTTAGCCTTAGCGATCCACATTGGTCTCTCGGAGTTGCGTACTATATAGAACTTCATTTCAAAGTCGTTGTACCAAGTCAGTGCAAATGCACCTTTTAGTTTGGATATAACTTCCTCAGGATCATCTACTAGTCCCATAGCGTAAGCGATGTTCTCGCTGTCTACTGCAAATTCCTTGTGATCCGGTAGGGTACTCTGGTCTGTTAAGGTTCCGTTGTGGGCTAGTGTTACATTCCCATAGGTAAACGGGTGTGCATTATCATCATTAATCGCACCTTGAGTTGCATACCTGTTATGACCCATAAGGAATTCACCTGTTACCTTCATCAGCATATTATTAGGCGTATTTAGCTGTAGGAAGTCTGCTGATGCTAGCGCACGTTTGTACGTTAATACTTCATTGTCTATAGTATTCATTGCTATGCCAGTACTGTGTGGACCTCTTAGTGAGTCTATATACAGTAATTGCTTAAACGCTTTGTTTGCTTGGAAGGACAGATTAGTCCCGATTACACCTACTAATCCACACATAGTTTATTCCTCAATTTGTTCATTTGATTTGAGCCATCTGTTCCTAGGCCTTCTATTAGTTTTTTGTCTGCTTCTCTAAAGTTAGTATGGTAGAGCAAGTCTTCTGCTACCCATACGCCCTCGTAGATTAGGCTACGTACTCTATTAGCACTCTTTAGGTTAGCTACTACTAGCTTCTGTCCAAAGATTTCTGCAAGTAATGCGTGGTGCCCGTTCTGGCTTAAGATCTGAGGTAGATCACCGATATCCTTACTTTCGTCCAAGACATACATCTTTAGAGAGAGTAGGTGGTTGATCCAGTTTACAAGAGCATCCTTACTGCAAGTCCCCTTGTGCCCTCGGAACTCTAAGGATCCAAAGGTGGGCATTGCGAGAAGGTTGATAGACGAGTATTTAGCCCATTTACTGCTTGAGAGGGCCGAAGGCC